CAATCATCAGTAGCCGCTTCCAACATCTAGGGCGTACAGCTGCGGGAATCGTGTAGCGCTTCGAGTAGTCGTCACTGTGCCCGCTGACGCTTGCAAGGTTGCAACGATAGTAAATGATGCTGACGCCGTTGCGGTGTAGATCAGCTGAGTCATAATGTTTGATGTATTTACCGTTGGGATAGTGGCAAAACTTTGGTTTAAGACAGTGCCTACTACGGTGTCAATTCTGATACGGCTGGTCAAAATTCCTGCGCTAGTCCCAAGGATTGACGGCTCAAAATACACAATGCTGTAGTTACGGTTATTGACAGCAGTAAACGTGTAAGTCAGCATTACCTCTTCAGCTGTAATCGTTGAGTCTGTGGTGCTTGATGTCGCTGGCGTAGCCATAAGACCACGACCAAAAGCGTTGGCCATTTGCGCTGTGTACACTTGCCCGGCACTGAACGTGGTGTTAACCGTCATGGTTTAAGCAGCTTCGTAGTAGACATTCCAAAAAAAGGAATCGTTGGTGGTTAGTGTAAATGGGACTGTCGTTGTGATGTTGGAAATAGTCACATAAGTACCTGACGCCAACTGTGCGACAATGCTCATAGCGGTGGCGGTGCCGTTCACTGCTTGACAAATACCAAAGAAGGTGTTTGACGCTGTGTTATTCCTGATTCCAGCAGTTCCCATTGAGTTTGCTGGGCCTGTGATGAAGTTGCTATCAGCATTTATGGGGAGGCTGACCTGTAGGCCCGAAGTGTTGATAGAGGTAGTGCTACCCCAAAGGACACGACCCCAATAGTGCACAAAGTTATTAACCCTGCAGTAGTAGCTAGTTACTGTGGCGTTGCCTACGGTCAGCCCTGACGGATAGGTAGGCGTGTAGCTGGTGTAGGTGCCTAGCACAGTGTTGCCGATCGCCACTTTTGCTTCGAGCGCTTCTACAGCGTCGTTGATGTTGGCGTGCTGTGTCGCATGTGGCGGCGAAGTCAAAAGGTCCGTGGAAGTCGGATTAGTGAAAACGTCTAAACTTGTGGGGTAGTTAATAGCCATGTCAAACTCCTAAGCGGTTGCCTTGTTGTGCTGTGCTGTCATCATATGTAAATCCAACCTGATCGTAGTCTATTTCGCCGTCATATACAGGACTACCGCCCAAGACGCCAAAAACAGGGTCGTCTAAAATGAAATTTGCGTAATACGTTATTGGCGTCATGTAATAGTCAATGGTTGTACCACTGGTCGTGGCGTTGACTATGACCTGTTCAGGGTAAAAATAGCCGACAACTTCTGCCTGCCCGGGCGGCTTATAGGTCACTTGTACAAATTTGCCAAATGCCATAAACGTCGCCAGCTCTATTAAAGCAGTGTCGTTCTGTCCGTAGTCAACAATGCTCATATTGAGCATGGCGGTTTCAGGTTCGGTAAAAGTGTTGGCGTACCATTCAGCCGTCTCAGATACAAGATTGCTTTGAGCTGTTGTCGCTGTAAAGGTTCGTACGCCGTAAAAGAAAGCGTTATCGGTATTTGTTTTTGTAACTGTTGACGCTGAACCTGTAACGGTTGCTTGATTATTAAAAAGGCTGTTAGACGCCGCCTCGACACGGGTTAGGTTTTGGTAGGCGATTTGTGTCGCCGAAGTTGTAGGCCCAATAGTCAGCGCTGTCGTAACGTACGGTGCAAAAGTTGACGGTGGATGATAATACTGCAGGCCGCCAGCGTTAAATAAAATGCCACGGTCGCCAGCAATGATCTCGTTTATACGCTGGTTGGCGTTAGTCGTGAATGTGCCTACCGAAATGTCTACATCGTTGGCGTCTTGAGCAATGTCTATAAGCGGGAAAAGTGTGTCTATTTCTTCTATTTGGTTTGTGACGCTGGCGAGGCTTTGACTCTGCATGTTTGACTGTCCAGCCTGAAGCATGGCGTCGTTAATCATTACAGTCATTGTGCTGTTTAACCCTGTACCGGGTAGATCGTTAAAGTTGCGGGAAGTTATACGACCTTGAAAAACATCGTCATAACCGACGCCAGCAAAAACGCTCAGTAATAGTTCATCTCCGACGCTTACTAGTGACTCTGTGCCACCATACGAAAACATTGTGACAGCAGCACTATTGCCCGAATACGGAGAAAGCGCTGTAGGCCGTCCCATAGACAGGTTTAGCGATTGCACATACTGGGTCAGGTCAGTAGCGCTATCTATGTTGTATACCTTCCAAGTCAGTTTCACTACATCGCTCGAATGTTTACTGGCACAGGTCCTGAAGTCCTGACGTATCTCTGTAGCGCTTGTACGACAGCGTTAGGGTCAGCGCCCTGCACATTGACAGTGACGGTGCTGCCTGTAGAGCCGCCCATACCACGATTATTGCTAGACAGAGCTGGCGCTCGAGTCTGCCCTGAATCGTAAACGCCACGTGCGGGGCCCGGCTCGCCTCCCATACGGCCCAAACTAATTTTACCTATTTCGCCGATGTCTACGCCCGGTATCAGATTCATTGCTTTAATAATCAGGTTGACGGCAGTAATCCAGCCGTTAACCATAAATTCCACATAAGACATAATTCCGTTGACTACTATTTTAACAACGTTGCGGAATCCTTCAAATTTCTTGTATGCCTCAACTACAGCGATACCTAAGAAAACAAAGCCAGCAATCATGGCTACGGCAGGGTTTAACATCATGGCGGCATTAACTAGAAGGATAGAACCAGCCAAGACGCCCATGCCAACTATTACCGCTGTCAGTAGGCCAGGGTTCTTTTGTGCCCAGTCTGCAAACTTTTCTAGTACGGGTTGCAGTTTTTCCATAATCGGCAGAAATGCCATACCGATAGATTCTTTAGTTTCTTCAAAAGCAATGCCGAGTTTCTTCATACCGCCAGCTGCAGTATCGGCGGCCGCTGTTGCAGCACCACCAAAGTTAGTTTTAAGGACGCCCAAAACAGTATTAAGATCTGCGCCTTCGCCTACTAGCGTTTTAAGTTCAGGCGATAATTGCGATAGGGGCCGCATGTTGCCTTCAAAAGCTTTAGCTAAAGCTTCAGAAACAGAACTAAGGTCCTTACCTGTAGCGGCACTAACGTCTAAGCCAATGTTTAAAAGTTCTTGCGCTTTTGTAATGTCGTTAGTAGCAGTAATAAGTTTTTGAAACGCTGGTCGAGCTTCGTCATCAGACACAGCAACAGATTTGCCAAGGCTGGCAATGTACTCCTCTACGCCTGCAATCTGTTTGTCAGTCGCTTTAGTTGACCTTTTAATTTGATCAGCAAGCGATTTTTGTGCGGCTTGATCTTCAATGGCTGCACCAACAGCGGAACCAATAACGGCGACTACAGCACCTAAAGCGGCAGCGGCAGGCACAGCGGCTTTCTTAATTAGGAACTGTGATTTCTGCCCGGCTGTCTCCAGTTTCTTAAACTCTTTGATGGCCTGCTTGATACCAACGTCTTTAAATTCTGTTATTAGTGGGATCGTTATGCCAGCCATGCCTAGAACCTTAGTTTCTTATTTGTTTTTTCGTTCACATAATCAACCAGTTCAGCAAGATTCTTTGTGACTTCATCCTCTTTACTTTCGGCAGCTGGCCACATAGTACGAGACGCTCGAGCGTAAGTGTTCAGGTTGGTAGCAAAGACGCTGTTGTTTTTTCGTCCAGCAATGTCAAAGACTGCAGGGCCGATTTCTCTTTGAGTCACAGTCAGAAACGCTGTCTTGCTAGGGCGTACTTGCACCTTGACGCCTTTAATGGCTTTCTGCTGATTCCAAGGGAAGATCTGCCTGCCACCGGGAGCCCACTTACGTTTCATACCTGTAAGCGGCGCTTTCTCTTTACCTGACGCTGCAACTAGTCGGGCCTGAGCGTCCTTCACTATTGGGTCAACAGCAAATTTGGCTTTAGACCGAAACTCTTTAAAGATCTCAGGCTCAGTCTTTTTAAGCATTTGGACAGTGTCTCGAATACCGATCACTTCGGCTTTGTATTGGACGCCCGACATTACTGCTGCTTTCTCTGGTCATTTATTATTTTAAAGACTGTAGCAAGGTCGTTATGCTCAAAAGGGATGTTTGGTGGCCAATACCCTGTTTCTATCAGCAGACAGGCTAAGGCGTAGCTGTAGTGGCCTCTACGAAAGGGGTATCAGGGTCGCTGTCTACAACCTCAAGCACGATCAACTTTTTGATGAAGTCATCTAGGACGACAGGACAGACTACGCCATTTTGCATAAGGGCTTGATGAGCCATAAAGGCTAGATCTTCCATGCCGATACCGTCAGCAATCTTGCTGGCTTTAGTTTTAAAGCGGCGTTCCCAAGCCACGATTGTGAACAGGTTTGTAGATACTTCTACGGGGCCGTCGCCTTGATCAACTCTAAGGGTTAGTTGCATGTCGGGTTCCTTTGTTTGTGGTTAGATCAGCTTGTAGCGGTAGTAAGCGTGCCACCTTGAAAACTGAGCGTGATAGACGACAGCTCGCCGAGTGTGGCGTTAATTAAAGGCAACGACTCCAAATAGGTGTTAGCCAAGGTAAATTTAGGGGCCGTAGCTGTAGGGGTAGCTAGACCTGCTGCGGTGGGCGAGATGGTGATCGTTGTCTGTGTCCCGACAAGGGCGCTGAGTGTGGCCCAAGTTTCGCTAGCCGCATAGCTCATAAACAGTTCGCATTCAAAAGTATTCATGGTCATACCTGTCACGAAAAACGAGTCAAGCGAACCAAAGGCAGATGAGTTTTGAGCCTGTGCCACTGACGTAATCGTGGCGCTCGTGCACTGGTCAGTCAGGTTGACAGCGTTAATCGTAAGAGCAGGGTTTGAAAGATAGGTACTGGTAGCCATGAGTTAGTCCTTTGGTTCGTCGGTAGTAGTTTTAGCAGATTTCTTGGCAGCAGTGTCCACCACAAAACCGTAGTCGAGTAGGGCCTGCAGGTTGGTGTATTCAGGTGGCGTAAACTCTTCGCCCGGTACGCCGACTCTTGATGAAATAATCTTGATCATGTTGCGCTCGCTTGTGCTTGTAGGTTGATATCTATGTCGTAACACGGGAAATCTTGCCCGCCAATAGTAATAAAGCCGGGGCGGCCAGCTGTAACGCCAACCTTTTTGGCAAGCATTTTAGCGGTGATATTTAGGATGTTTCGCATGGCGTCAAGGTTGCCCGGTCCAAGCGAGATCACTTTTACAGCAAAGGTCATTTTAACTATGGCCGACGACCAGCTGTCAAAAGTAGGGGCGTCAAGGAACACGCATGGCGGGTTGATCTTTTGTGGGTCTGTCGTGACTCGAAGATCTGTAATGGTCGCCAAGGTTGCGATTAGGTCATCTATGGCTTCGTTGAAAAGGTCTCTGTACCCGGTGCCGTTGTATCCGACATTAGCTTCGTCGTAAGTAACGATTTCGTTGTAAACGAAAGTTGATATACCCATCAGGCAACCGCTGGTCTTGGTATACCTGCAAGCTGTTTAATGATCGGGCTGAGTCCTGTCGTAGGGACGTTGCCCATACCGTCAAAGCTTGCAAACTGATCTACAGCGCCTCGCTGTCTGTATAGGGCGCCTGCATACATTGTCGTAGCTAGCGTTACCTGTGTACTTGGCGAAACAGCCAGTCCGTCCGTATACCCTGCTTCCTGTCTGCGCACAAAAATAAAACTGTTTGCAGCACTAGCGCACTGTTGAAGAAAAGCGGTTTCTTCAGCGCCAGCGAGATCTATACCGAGCCATGTCGCTACAGCAGGGCCGTCTATCCAAGTACAGGTCTGCGTGTGGGTTAGCGTCCC